TTCGTTGCGACCATCGGGCACAAAGCCAATCTCCATCGCACTATATCACGGCGGTGTTTGGGGTTCCCATACTGATGGCGATTTCATGCTAGAAGGTGAGACAAAAATGGATCGATTTAGAGAATTTACCTTTACTATGTTGGGTGACATACATAAGAGACAACAGATGGATGCTGAAGGGAGGATACATTACTGTGGTTCGACTATACAACAAAATTATGGCGAGACTGGAGAAAAAGGTTTTTTACTTTGGGACATTAAATCAAACAATGATTTTTCGGTTGAGTTTTTCCCGATTGCGCACCACAACCCATTTGTTACCGTTGGCTGGCAAGGTTCCGTACAATCAACTGTTTCTGAATGCATGCGCAATTGGCCAGCCGGCGCAAGATTTAGAATCAGGTCTACAGTAGAACTAGATCCGAAAACTCAACGAAAAATAGCTACGGTCCTACGTCGAGAGCACAACGCTGATGAAGTTGTATACCAATTAAAATTAAAACAGTCATCAATTTCTGCAGAAACTTCTGAAAAAATAAAAATTGACGATTTATCCGATCCCTCTACTCACAAAAAACTTTTAAGGGAATGGTGTGACGACGAAACTGATGATGTTGAATTTTGGACTGAAGTTGATCGAATAGTAGATGAAACTGTACCAAAGATAAATATTTCTGCAGACCATAAAGGAAATCAGTGGTCAATTAAAGAAATGAATTTTGATAACACATTCGGTTATGGGAAAGATAATTCTCTAGACTTTACTAAATTATCAGGTATTGTCGGTCTTTTTGGAAGAAATCGATGCGGAAAATCATCGATTCCAGGTACGTTAATGTATGCCTTGTTCAATTCAAATGATAGGGGTATAACGTCTATTCAGCATGTCATTAATACCCGTCGATCTAATTGTTCAGCTGACATTACTTTTTCTGTTAACGGAAAGCTTTATCGGTTAGAGCGCCATTCAGTTAGATATCCTGCAAGGGGATCAAAAGCTGAGGGTGCAATGTCATACCTTTCTTTATATGAAGTAAATGATTCTGGTCAAATACTTAAAGATCTTTCTGGAGAACAGCGTCGTGACACAGAAAAAAGACTCAGGGCATTAATAGGAAACCCAGAAGATTTCATGATGACATCTTTTGCTGCTCAAGGGAACATGAATTCTTTCATCGCCCAAGGCGCAACAGAGAGGAAAAAGACGATCTCTAACTTTATGGGCCTCGATGTATATGACCAATTTCAAAGTATTGTCAAGGAAGATTCAGCCGGCGTGAAGTCGATGCTAAAGAGACTGTCTGAAAAAGATTGGGTAACGATGATTAGAAACAATCGATCCAATATTACTACGTTTCAGGAACAAAGGTCAGAAGTTTCGGAAAAAATTAACGATTTAAATGAGAGATACGAGTCTTACAAAAGAAAGGCAGAAGACGAGGCCGGCGGCGAGTTTGTCGACCCGGCGTTGTTAAACAGAAAACGCCGAGTTTTTGATCAAAAGCTTCAAGTAATCAATGATACATCGGATCGTTTGCTTGATCTTGAAAAATCCTTAAATGACAAAAAAGTTCAATTAACAAAATATGAAGATATAAAAGCCAGTTTCCCCTTAGAATCATATCAACGGCGTTTAGACTTAATGGACGGTTTAAAATCCAATCTTCAAAAGATGCAATCTAATCTGAAACAAGAAAAAACAATAATGTCCGGGCAAAAAAAGTCGGTTGCACTATTAAAAGAAGTCCCGTGCGGTGACGCCTTTCCAACATGCAAATTTATTTCAGAATCCCACAAGAACAAGGTTCTTTTAAAAGAACAAAAAGATTTAGTTTCTAATCTTAAAAGTGAACTTGGCGAAGCAAAAATAAAAATGGAACAACTTGAAGGTGAAGGCCTTCGACAAAAACTGGATCGTTATAACGAATTGTTGTCTTCCATTCAAGACGCTAAGATGGACCTTGTCGTACTTGAATCTAAAATAGAAAAAGAGCAACGGTCAATTGATTTACTTAAAATCGAAACTCAGGCCCTACAAGACGAAATCACCGATTTAGAATTAAGGTCAGATGGAGAAAAAACAAACGCATTGACCCAAATTAAAAACAAGATGAAAGCCATCGTCGTTGAGATCAAGGGCCTTAAATCGGAAATGTTTGACTATGCGCAAAGCATCGGGCGTTGTCAAGCCAAAATAAAGCAACTCGAGGAAGAATCGTTAGAGTATGACAGGCTGCAGGTTGAATGGCGTGTGTATGACTACTTGTTAAAGGCGACCAGCTGGAGAGGTATACCGACGTATATTATGAAAAAGCAGTTACCTATTATCAACGCAGAATTGACTAAGATTCTCCAGGACATTTCTGGATTTACAGTTGAGCTTGACATATCTGACCGAAAAACAGATATTTTCATAAACTATGGAGATTCTAGAAGACCTATCGAGTGTGCTTCCGGAATGGAAAAAATGGTTTCATCGATGGCTTTAAGAGTTGCGTTAGGAAATGTTTCAAATCTGAATAAATCAGACATGTTTATAGTCGACGAAGGCTTCGGCGCCCTAGATCCACAGAACCTTGAAGCAGTAACTTCCCTTCTTCATAGATTAAAAGCGTATTATCGTCTTATTATGGTGATTTCTCACGTCGATGTTGTTAAAGATTCAGTTGACAACATTGTTGAGATTACTAAAAGTGGAAAAGATTCAAAGGTTATCTATGTCTGATTTAACATACGAAAGAAAAGATGGTTTATTAATAATTAAACCGTATAATTATGTTCGTGACTCTATAGACTGTGATGTTTGTGGATTTGCTCTTCGCCACCGAGAAGACTTAGTCGAGCATAAAAATTTCGGCTGTTGTTTAGATTGTTCGTTACATTTTCGTCAACCAAATAAAAAAAAATGGGAAGAAGGTTGGCGTCCTGAAAGAAAAGATGCTGTGAACAGAATAATTAATAACGATTAGGAGAATTAAAATGCTGAAATCAAAACACCATAACATATTAGAGAATTTATTTGACGTCACCTTTGGCCGTGGATCTTTAAGGGAGGGATATGCTATTCGTCATAAAACGCAAGTCTGCCCAACCTCTGGAGATACCCTTTTAGAGATAAGGTTTGAGTGTCCCATTAATTTCAACCCACGACTTGGATTAGCATCCCAGAAAAAAGAGCTTGATTCCGACAGTATTAAAGCACTTTCTGAAAAAGTTAAAAACGTTAAAAAAGAATTTAAGAATGCATCTGGAGTTGGCTTAAAATTAAAGATTTTAAACGAAAAGCCTTCCGAAGTTCAACATATTTCACACAACAGGGAGTTAATTCGCGCGCGATATTCAAGGTCGATTCTTTATTCCTTGAGTGTGACTAATGGCGATTAAACAAAAACAACGCCAAATTAAAGAGATAATAAAATGCGGCAAGGACCCGGCGTATTTTTTCAACAAGTATGTTCAAATACAACATCCAATAAAGGGAGCTATTCCCTTTAAAACTTATCCATTTCAGGATGAGTGTGTCGAAAATTTTGAAGAACATCGCTTTAATATCATTTTAAAATCGAGACAGTTGGGGCTTTCGACAATCGCCGCCGCCTATTCTGCTTGGTTGGCAATTTTTCATAAAGATAAAAACATTCTTGTTATTGCAACAAAATTAGCTGTTGCGCAAAATTTTATCCGCAAAGTAAAATTTGTAATCCAAAGTATGCCATCTTGGTTGCTGTTACCTGAAATAATTAACAACAACAAACAAGCTTTGGAATTTGCAAATGGTTCTACTATCAAAGCTATTCCGACATCCGATGATGCCGGTCGTTCTGAAGCGCTGACTCTTTTAATTGTCGACGAGGCTGCTTTTGTTAGAAATTTTGATACCTTGTGGACTGGTTTGTACCCAACCCTATCTACTGGTGGTCGAGCTATAGTACTTTCAACCCCAAACGGAGTCGGCGGCCAATATTACGATCTTTGGAAACAGGCCGAAGACGGTGAAAACATATTCAACCCAATAAAATTACCTTGGGACGTCCACCCGGACCGCGGAGAAGAGTGGTTTAAAGAAGAGACGAAGAATATGTCCAGAAAACAAATCGCTCAAGAGCTTTTGTGCGATTTTCAAGCCTCTGGAGATACATTTCTACAGGTAGAAGATATAGAATACCTAAGAGGCTGGATTAGAGATCCAGTTGATCGATGGGGCCCAGACATGGGAGTTTGGGTGTGGAATTATCCGCTTTCTGAAAGAAAATATATTATTTCAGCAGATGTCGCGCGCGGCGACGGAAATGATTATTCTACATTTTATGTAATTGACACTGAAGCTTCCGAGGTTGTCGCAGAATATAGAGGTAAACTCCCACCAGATAAATTTGCTCAGGTTTTAGCTGAAGCAGGAAGAAGATACAACGATGCATTAATATGTCCAGAAAATAATTCATATGGGTATGCGGTTGTCATGAAATTATCTGAGATGGACTACAGGAATTTATACTTTCAAAACGAAAAAGACAGATATTCATATTTGTACGGAACTAAAGACATCGGAAAAATTGGTTTTCAAACGAACGTTAAGACAAGAAATCAAATATTAACAAAATTGGAAGAGGTTTTACGTACAAAACAGGTTATGGTAAAATCTTCTAGACTATATTCAGAGCTTAAAACCTTTGTTTGGAAGAATGGTAAAGCGCAGGCACAAAAGGGACAAAACGATGACTTAATTATGGCACTAGCAATTGGGGTATGGCTGTATGACACCAGTCCACACTTAAACAAATTTGCAGTCGACCTAAACAGTGCAATGTTAGCTGCATTTGGTACAAGTAGTAACTCAAAGGAAGAATCAGTTTTAAACGCGAATCCTCAAACAGTTACAGACGCAAAAGGAAACAAAGTATTGTTACCTAATGGATCAACACCATATAACAATTTTGACTGGCTTATAAAATAGGAACATACTTAATGTCAGAGGAAAATTAAATGGCTGAAGAAAATTTATTTAAAAGATTAACAAAGTTATTTAGATCAGGCCCAACTATTAAACGTAGGATAAGGGACTATGATCCCAAGTCACCTTCAGCCTCATCGGCCGTCGAGCTTTTCAAAAAGCATCATTCAGATGTTTATAATTCTACTCTTTCTGCATATGGAACATTTGACAGGATGGCAAGATATTCTGATTTTTCAGAAATGGAAGCCACTCCAGAGATCGCATCCGCACTAGACATATACGCAGAAGAAACAGTGTCGGAAGACGCTGAAGGCCGATGCCTTCACGTACGATCTGATAATAGAAAAATCAGAGAGTTGTTAGATACTCTTTTTTATGATACACTTAATGTAGATTTCAATTTAGTAATGTGGGTCAGAAATCTGGTTAAATATGGGGATTTCTTCCTTTTCAACGACGTACACCCAGAATACGGTGTCACTAACGCGTATCCAATTCCTATTACGGAGATGGAGAGAGAAGAGGGCTACGACCCGCAAGATCCTTCTGCTGTAAGGTTTAGGTGGGTTACGCAAGGGAACCAAGTACTTGAAAATTGGCAAATTTCCCATTTTCGTCTTTTGGGGAATGATGCATTTTTACCATATGGATCATCTGTTTTAGAGTCTGCAAGACGGATATGGCGCCAATTAATTTTAATTGAGGATGCTATGTTAGTTTACCGTGTAATGCGGTCCCCGGAAAGAAGAGTGTTTTATATTGATGTTGGAAATGTTCCGCCAGAAGACGTTCCCAACTATGTCGAACAAGCAAAGACTGCACTGAAACGTGCCCCGGTTGTTAATAAATCAACAGGCCAAGTTGATCTTCGTTATAATCCGATGTCTATAGATGAAGATTATTTTATCCCTGTTAGAGGTGGAGAATCTGGAACAAAAATCGACTCATTAGCCGGCGGCCAAAACACATCTGCGATTGAGGACGTTGAATATATACAAAAGAAATTATTTGCAGCATTAAAAATACCAAAAG